ATAATCTAACAAAAACACAAAAGAACTATCTGCGCTAGACAAGTAAGGAATTTGTTCTTTGTCTTGGTTGTATGATAATGCAACTAATGCACCACCTTTGTGAACCTTTACATCTTTTACTGTTTCTCCACCAATATTAAATGTATTTCCATACTTTGATCTCCAAAGTGTTGTATAATTTTCTTCAAGAATAGTTATTAATTTACTTTTTTTCATTGGCATTGGCACGTGAAGTTCGTAACTAATGGGACTTGGTATGTTTCTTTTTTGTAAATAAGAATATGTTTTTCCTAATCTATGTAAATAAGTAGATCTAATCCCAAGATTATGATACTGATTTATTTGATCTTCAAGTAATCCATTATTATATATTTTTATTTCATTTACCTTATTTGTAATATAAAAATCATCATTCATTAATATAAAATCTTCGGGTATTTCTTCAGAGGCACAGGCAGCCCTAAGATTGTTAAGTGCATTTTGATACTTATGTTGATTTTGTAATACTGGAATATAATTGCCAAGATACCAATCTGGTTTTCCACCAACTACCCAAATTTTTGGATCATTAGTATTTTCTACAACAGATCTAATTGAATATCTAAGTTCTTCGTTTTCACCATCTTTACATATGTATACAAAATTCATAAGTTTCCTTTATATAAAAAAATAGGGACAGAAATATCCATCCCTATTTATTAAGTATAATTACTTTACAGCCTTTTTAGCAACTTTCTTTTTTGCTGCTTTTTTAACTGGTTTGATATTTTTAAGTGCAACTTCTACATCTTTTGCAACTGCATCAAACTTACCAAAAGATTTGTCTTTTGGATTTGCTGCACGAAGTGCGACTGGAACTAGGGCTGCTACAAGTGCTGCCCACATATCTTTAGGATCTGTAATTCCAGCGGTATACAAAGCAATTACTGCTGCAAGAACTGAGCGACCGTAACTTGAAAGCATTGCTTTTAGTTGTTCTTTATTCATTTAATCACCTCTTTCATATACCATTATAGCGTATATTGCTATAAATCTTTTTATTTTTGCTCAACTATAGGCTTGAGTTTTTCTAAAATAAACCTTAATTTTGCATCTGAGTATAAATCTGCTAACTTTGGCTGTTCAATTTGTTGTTCACAATATAAGATAATATCATTAACAGTAGCCATTGTTTCCTCAATATAATTAAAAGCCACGTCTCTAGAGTCTGATAGAAATTTAATAAAGTTCTCTTGAGTTTCATCCGTTTCATTTTTAATCAAATCTAACTGATCTTTTAAGGTTTCAGAAAAAGCCTTTAGTATTCTTTGATCAAGAACAAGTTGTTTTAACATTGTTTTTAATGTATATACCTTATAGGACAAAGATATAATAACGCACATGCTTAAAAATAATCCAGTAAACGTAATTAAATTAAAGAACTGCATTTAACAACTCATTTCTTTCTTCATGTGTTGGCCAATAATATTGGCAAGGAACTTTGCGTTCTGGACAGCACGGAACATTGTATGGGCTTGATTCTGCATACTGATATTTAATATAATAGATAGGATCTTTTTTAAATAGATTAGCCTTGTGGGTTGTTGTAATACGCATTACTTTATTATCATTAAACCAGAACATTGGTGGAGTATTTCCCCATCTACCCGAACATTTTGCTTTAAGATCATTAAGGTTATTCTCATTGTTTATTGTCTTAATACCGCGAACCTTAGCCTCTTTTATCATGTGCTGTATATAAGACCACAGGCCAGTCTCATAGCCCTTCCACATAAGCACTGCAGGGTGATTACGCCATGCTCCTGAGATAGACTCTCCAGACAACACCTTGAGTATTTGATACCCTTCAAGGATTTGTTTATTAAGTCTTTTATTGTCTAAAGATTTTGCGGTATATGAAATGTCGCTAGACGGCAGAAATGTTTGCATTTTTACTCCTATCTAAATTAAAATTAAAGAGCATCTGTATTAGCAAATGCTCTTTAGTATTTAATGCTACAAAGCAGACATGTATCCAGTTGAAAGATATCTACCAGATAGCCATTGATTGTTTGTAGGTATTGTTTTAGCAAGTAGAAAGTTGTAGGTTTCATCAAAAGAACCCTTAAGATTTAAAACCCAATAAGCAGATAATGTCGCAGTCGCGTTTGAAGTTCCTGCGGTGAATGTACGAGATCCATCTCTATTAGTTACATACCATCTACCATTTAAATAGAAGTCTGTTTGGTTCCAACCATTTGAATACCTTGCTATAGTTGGAACTGCTTTAATATCATATGCAGAGCGCCCATCAATTGATGTATTATCTGTTGCTCCAACTGAAACAACATCACTAATACAAGCAGGTGAATTTACTGCTTTTCTATTTTGTAGATTGCCTGTTGCAGCAATTACCGGAATATTTAATTGTTTTAACGCTAAGACTTGCTCTTTCATACCATCTGGGACTGCACAATTAGCCTGAATTGAACCCTGAGAAATATTTACAGCGGCAATATTATATTTCTGAGCATTGGCAATCACCCAATCAAGTGCTGTCTTTACTGGTCTTAGAGAATAAATATCTACTTGTCCAGAATCTGTAACGCCAACTATTCTAATTGGAATTATTTTGACATCTGGATTTACTGCTAAGATAACGGAAATCATTTGAGATCCGTGATTTAGTGTTTTGTTTGTACTTTTTGGAATTGCTGCTGCTCCAAGACCTTCCATATAATTTTTTCCATTGGCACAGAGATATCTTTCAATAATACAAACCTCAGTTGCAATTGATTGTTGAAATAGGTTTGTACCTGTATCAATTACAACAATTGATGAAGGCGTAGTTGCTTGAGATGGTGCTGGAACAAATGTTCCAAATAAAATTAATGCTAATAGTGCAGATACTTTATACTTCATTGCTTTCCTTTTCTATTGTAGTTATAGTGGTTTTCTAACTAGTAAAACTATTGCCCCTTCTGATTCCAAGGCTTTTTTAACCCTTACCATATATTCTACAGCAAGTCTCTTGTCCCTGTCAAATAACTGCATGAACTTATTTTCATCTGCTCTTACTGTAATAAAATGCTCATTGTCAATAATGTCTACGCCAAACCCCTGTGGAGCAGTAATAGATCTAACGGCTCGTTTCATTGCATCTGTATACATTTTACCTCATTGTCAGATTCTGCCATATTTCAGACCATTTAGATTTTGTTTTGTGGCTATTAAACTCTCTAGATATTTTACCTTTGTCCAAATAAATACCGCCCCAAATTCCATATTCTTTCTGTGATATACCTACAGCAAAACATGTTGCTGCTACTGGACACTTAAGACACACGCTGTCAACACCATGACGAATATCTGGAGTTTCTTCATACTTATCAAAGAATAAGTTTGTATCAAAATCTTTACAAGCAGCACTTTCTTTCCATAAATGTTTATTCATATTGTTTATACTTATCTGGCATAGTCCAGCCATTGCGGTTTGCTACATATCTTTTTTGAATATTCCATTTATTGTTTTTATATACTCCGTTTTTTTCAAAGGCAGCAGAATCTAATGGAGTTAGTTCAACAACATCCCAACCATCCCAAGACAACTTGCTATTAGTAGAAACAATAGTTTCCATTTGTTTTAAATTATTTACAATCATTATTACTCCTTAGTATTGGAATGTTCCAAATTCAAAATCTTGCGCTTGTGCAAGTTTTGCTACATTTGATAGTGCCTGGTTTGGTTTTGATAAATAGGAAAAGTAATCAATCTCATGTAAATTTTCTTCAACCCATGTATAATGAACCTTGATAAACTTAACTTTGATTCCTCTAGCCTTTAGATTTCGTTCTGAAACATTACAAAACTCAGAAGCAAAATCATTTACATTTGATGGCCCTAATGAATATACAATAAACTCATGATCAGTTTCTTTTAAACCAGACATCATTACACCCATAGAACGAAGGAAAACAGAATACTCATCGAACTCATTGGTTCCCTGTACTACGACCTTCATTTCTTTTTCCATTCTTTAGGTGATCTAATATATCTAACATCTTTGCTACTTCTTTATTATCCATATTTGTAAAGTCAATTGGTCTTGCATTTTCCCTATCGACTTCACCTTCTTCTACATCTGCTTGATAAAACACATTATTATTTACCCAGTAAGCGGTTGGGCCGATAACTAAAACACGAAAGGTATTTTTTTCTTTCAGTTTTGTGGTTTGAGATACACGCTTTATCTCTATACCTTCTGGCAAAAGGCTAGAAATAATACTGTGAATCCTAGTCTGACTATATTTAATTTTTGGCAAAACTTTTTTTTCTTGTTTCTTTACTGTATAAAGTATAGCCCAAATGCCATAAATT